AGAAATTAGGACCAACACTCAAGCGCGGCTGGTGGAATGGAGCAGGTCTCAGTCCCAAAATGAATCGACGGCGTCTCCGCAACCAATACAGTAGAACGCTTGCTTATGTTTACGCGCTTGAGAAACGCCATATAACGCAAGCACGAAAATCGCTGGATAAGTTTCGACGTTTCTGGCGCAGTCTTCCGCATTTGAATGATCCGAGCGGGCTCAATCAAATGAGTGAAGCCTGTGACCTGGCCATAAAAGCTATTGATAAGAACACTAATTGGTGGACTAAAAATTTTAACATGATAACGAACGGTCTTCTCTAAAACAGTCTATAATATCATAAATAATTATTGTGACAGTTTTTTGTGTTCGGTTCTACTAAGCGACCACCAGCCTCACTTGCCTTCATGAACACAAATAAAACAACTACAAACATAAACCTTTTGCAAATGACATATTCCTTTTGAATCAACAAGATATAAAACCGAAGAGAAAACTGGATTATCAAAGACAAGCAAAAAAATGGTGGATCCGGCAGGACTCGAACCTGCGACCCGGAGATTATGAGTCACATTCTTTCTCGCTCAAAAAAGGCATATTTCTAAACAACGTCTTACTTTTATCTTATGTAAAGAATCATATCTATGCGTGTATATGCATTAGTTTTTAGGATAATCCATGTTGCATTCAGAAAAAGCGAGTTTAAATTTGATCAATAAATTTGTTTTTAAACTCGTCAAAGCCGATAATGTCTATATTTCTTTCTTTAGCCCTTTGTATTTTTGCCGGACCAGCCCTGCGACCACAGACAAGAAGATTTAAACCTTTAGTGGTTCCGCTTCGTGGTATCATTCCGAGCATTGAGGCAATTTTTTTTAGTTTGTCTTTGTCTTCAAAATCAAATCCAGTAAAGCAAACTTCAATTCCAATATATTTATTAATCTTATCTTGATGAATATCTGCCAAAGAAGGGATATCATATCTTTCTTCTGGTTCAAATTCAACGAATACATCATCTGGCAATCCATCAAAAACAGCATATTGGGAAGCTTCAATTGCATCATCTTCAACATCCACCTCAAACGAACACTCACAACATGGACAAGTGACTATTATTTTACTCATTTTCACTTAATTTGTATAACTTTATATAATTTTTAAATTCTGAATCAGATAGCTTTCTTAACATTAATAGTTTTACTATGCCGTTGTCAATTAATGTTTTTTGGGAATAAATTTCTTCTGTCAATGGGTTTGGGGATATGTTATCAGAAAACAAATCATTGTGATAATATTGGGCTGCATGATTGAATAATTTATTATGCCATCCTGAATTAGATTTTATTTCAAGTTCAGGAGCTTTAAATATATCTCTTAGCAACTGACCAGCCCGAGTATTTTTTATTGATTCTACTCCTCGTTTTTCAGAATTTATAGAATTAAAAAATATAGCCTCAGTACAAGCTTTTATATTTCTCCCATCCGGCAAATTAAACTCAAACAATAATGGCGCAAATTGTTCTTCAAAACTCAAATAAAACCATAAATAAAAATTGCCTGAAAACTGACAATAATTATGATTCAAATTAATAGAATATATTCTTCTCATTACTCCATCCTAAACAAAACTTTGATAAACGCTTAACGTTATTATAATATTTCTTACTAAAAATATCAAATTTTTATTTGACATTTATTGTATAATGACGTTACTATCAAATCCATATTGCGGACAATCAGGCAATTCGCTTCTTGTCTTGTACAATGTCCACGTTTTCACTACTTCCTTGTTTTTTTCCTCTATTTTTTAAGCGCTCTATAACCTTAATGACTTCGCTTTTTTGTTCCCCATCTAAGCTATAGCATTCTTCTATTATGTAGTTCAATAATTTATCTGAAAATTTATTTCTTATTGGACAATCATCATTTGAGCATGAATCGCCAGCATCTGCTGTAATGCAATTAATTGCCTTTCTGTTTTTGGGGCGTAATTTGCCATTACTTTTCCATCTCGATATAGTTTCGCGCGTTACTCCTAGCTCGTTGGCTATATCCTGATTCGATAATCCATTTTTTTCTTTGTATGCCAATAATTTTGCTATTAAATATTGATCTTTCATGATGCACCTCTTTTTTTAATGTCTCCTCTTTTGTAAACATACACTAAAATCACTTAAATGTCAAAAAAAATACAAAAAAAATACAAAATCATGTTGCAATGTCACATTAACCGCACTATAATCTCAATACAAAATCACACAATGCAAAAAGGAGACAACATGAAGACACAAGTTTATCGACCGTCAGTTGAAGACAAAAACAAGCAAATCAGGAAAAGAGTTGGAAAGCTCTGCAAAGAAACCGGATTAAAAAAACATGTTCTTGATAGAAAAATATATACATTGGGCCTTGATGTTATGGAAAAGAAGTCAAATATGGTTTAATCCACCACCTCAACAAACAAGGAGGAAGTGAAATGAAAGAATTATTAGAAAAAGAATTGAAAGAGTTACAACCGGCTCTTTCAATTGAGAACAACGATGTTCTCGAGGACGAGGACGGCATGCCTTATAGCGTGTGTCCTGTCTGCGGGACACACCTTGTTTGGTGCGCGAACAAATGTTCGCGTTGCGACGCGGAAGCCTGCTCAATCGAGCAGGAATTGAAACAAATAACGGAGGATAATGAGGAATGACCATCGCGCAGAAAATTCAGATACTGCTCTTAGCCGATGAGGTAAACAAGGGGAAGGCGCGTGTATCGCTTGATGTAAGTAAAGCTATCACATATTTAACGGTATTTAAAACATGCACCGGCAACAGCATTAAAAAAGGCGATAACGCTAGTTGCGCGATGTTTTACGACTACGCAACAATCGTTAAAGTTTTAACCAAAATGAAAGAACAGACGGAAAGAATTTAATCTTCTCAAGTCGGTGAATCGGCTTACGGTTTGCCGCGTTGAAAAGATTAACCCCGCCGAAGCGGGGCGCTCATTGAAAACTAAACAACCGCTGGTTCGGGCGAACGGTTATATTCGCCAACGTACAAGCTGTATGCCAGTCACCAACAACCCTACTACAATAGGGTTATTAACAAGCTATCAACAAAGGAAATATAACATATGAATAACAAAAAGCAAGAAAAGACAACAATCAACTTTTATCTAATCACACTTGAAGATGAAAGATGTCTATATTCAAACGACCTGAAACACTGGAAGCTAGCAACAGACATTGAACACGCAAAGCGATTGGCTAAAAGTCGAATTGCCTGTTTGTGTGATGTTAAATTTAACCTTCTTCGGGAAGATGTTCACGCAGCTCACTTTGAGCCAATCTAAGAGAATCAATAATGCTATCAATTTGATCCGGGTTTAAGTTTATTTCTTCTTTTTCGCCAATGCCGGTGTCTTGAGTGAGGGTAATCACTCCATATTCGAGATCGGCTTCAATGCGAACATGAAAATGCTGAGAAATTAAAGTCATTGGTCTGTACTCCTTCTTATTACAGATTAATGATTTTGGGGAGTGGAAGCCCACCTTTCACTCCTTTTTTTTAAATTAATACGCCAATTAAATAAATCAATCGAGGCGCGAAAAAATGAACAATTTACAAGTTTTTAACTTTGGAGCATTGCCGGTTAATATCGTTGACCGGGAAAACGAACCATGGTTTATCGCAAAAGATATTTGTGATGTGCTGGAATTGTCAAATCCGACAATGGCAATACAATCTCTGGATGAAGATCAACGGTCTAAGCTTTACTTAGGTCGTCAAGGCGAGGCAAATATCATTAACGAGTCAGGGCTTTATACATTAATAGTAAGAAGCAACAAGCCCAATGCTAAACAATTCCGCAAGTGGGTAACGTCCGAAGTTCTGCCGAGCATCCGCAAGCATGGTGTTTATGCCACGCCGGACACGGTGGAAAAGATGATTGCCGACCCTGACACCACAATTCAATTACTGAACGCTCTCAAACGTGAGCGCACGGAAAAAGCGGCACTCCTGCCGAAAGCGGCACATTCAGACTTGATTTGCGACAGCAACACGCTGTTAACAACCACCGGAGTTGCTAAACGTCTTGGATTGGGAGCGATAACATTTAATAAATGGCTCGTATCGAAAGACATTCTCCGCCGTGATCATCTTCCGGCATTCAGTATGCAGAAGTACAATCTAAAATATTATAAGATCGTAACCCACCAGCGCGATGATGGCAAAACGTCCCAATATGTCAAGTGGACAGAAGCCGGAGCGCGGTATCTCATTCACAGATACCAAAAAGAACACAACTTAATACCTATGGAGGCATAATGGAAAAGCTCTTAAAGACTAAAGATGTCGCCGAACTGCTTCAAGAGAAAGTAAGCACGGTGCACAGAATGCGGCAAGCGGGAGAAGGTCCTCCTTATATCAAGTTGCGAGATAATCCCCGCGCGGCGGTCAGATATAGGCGCAGAGACGTTGAATCATGGCTGGAAACAAGAATGCAAACAAGGACACAATAATGCTAAAATCAGTTGAAGAACTTATTAAAAAACGTTATCCAGATGTTGATTTTATCGATCAGGAGCAAGTTTCAGGACAAGGCTGGATTGAGCAGAGTTCAACGGCCTGTAAGCCAAACGGAACACCTATCGTACAAGTGACAATTCGCAAGCGGGTTAATGACGAGGCAATCAATGACACAAAGCGAGATCTTTCCCATGATCGAAACTAAATCTAAACGAGAATACAGACATATTGACGCAGAAACAAGTAGAGAGGCATTTCAGCGCGCCTTAATCCAGTTTTTCGGCGCTATCGCAATACTGGCAACCGCAATAGCAATAATATGGAGGATAACCACATGACACAACGAACCCAGGAATATCAACCGGTCAAAGGCGGATGCGGACGCACCGCCGAGAGTCAAGAGTTCAGCGCCAAAGTCGTTATTGCATGCGCCATTATTGCCGGAATCATATTGGCGGTGACTTGTGCCGTGCAGTAGATGCAAGCATAATGGCCTACCGTCCTGTTTTCCCGAGGAAGACGGCTCGTGTTTCAAGCGCCGTTCAAGCCTTGAGGAAGAGGATATAAGAGATTTCGGCTTCAACCCGAATCTAGACGACGACCCGAACACATACGGAAATGGACTAAACTTAAAACCTAAAAGGAGTGAATAGAAAAATGAGTAATTACCTGCCAGCAAAAATAACCAAAGAACACCAGAACAAATTAGAAACCGTCGCAACTGATTTCCGGCAAATCTGCACTAAGGATGACAACTCACCAATTACCGCAATTCAGCGCAGCATGGCAATGCAACAGCTTAGAGAACTTCTCACGCCCGAAATAATACAACCTGTACTGAGCCTGCAAGGTAATCCGCTTGGATTCAAGACAGACAAGGATTTTGAGCGAGGTCGAGACAAAGACGGCAACCGGATTAAAGGCAGCGGATACGGCGCAGATGTTGTCCGCGACGTGTTTATTTATGCCCTCGGCAAAGGCGCAAGGATGATTGGCAATGAAGTCAATATTCTTGCCGGAAATCCTTATCTGACTAAAGAATATTTCTTACGTCGATTAAACGAAGTCCTTGGAGCTGAAAACTGGAAGATAACCCACGCAATACCGCACATTGTCAATTCAGGCGGTAAAACAGGCGCGATTGTCAAGAGCAAAGTATGGTGGAGAGATTCCGCCACGGGCGACAAAGGCAGTGAACACGAAATCGAGTTTGCTATCAAGGGTGACGAATACGCCAGTGCAGACGCATATTGCGGTAAAGCTGACCGTAAAGCCGGTAAATGGCTTTTGGAGAACTGCACAGGCGAACGCTTCAACGATGGCGATGCATCAGAAGCAATTGAAGTTACCGCAGTTGAGGTTGAGGATGCAAAACCAGCCGAATCAACAGCGGAAAAAGCATTTAATCAGCAGTCAGGGGATATGTTCGATGCTGACGTTAAATGATGATAATTATTATTCCTTTGAGGCAGACCGGCAATACATGTCGGTCAGCCAGTACAAGCGCTGGATGTCATGCGAAAAAGCGGCATACGCCCAGTATGTAACCGGCGAATACCAGCCGGACAAAACAACGGCGTTGCTTGTTGGTGGTTATTTCCATAGCCTGTTCGATGGAACAGCGGAAGATTACCTTGACCAAAACCCCGAATGCACAACCAAAAAAGGAGATAAAAGAGCGGAAATAAAGCAAGCTGATTTAATGTTTCAGCGTTGCCGGAAAGACCGCCTGTTTACGTTCTTTTGCGATGGTCAACGGGAAGAAATTTATACAACTGAACTTTTCGGAATGAGCTGGAAATGCAAAGTTGACGTAGTGAATTTCGATGTCGGGTTCGTGACAGACATCAAAACAGTTAGGGATTTCGATTATACCTGGAGCGATGAACTGAAGCGCAAAGCCCCGTTCTATCAAGTGTACGGCTATGATCTGCAAATGGCAGTATATCAGGAGATAATTGCAAAAGAAACCGGATACAGGCTGGAACCATATATCGCCGCTGTCACCAAGCAGGAACCGCCGGACATTGAAGTAATCAACTTTATCAATCAAGCGTCAAAAGATCAACTCTGGCATTCACTGTTCAGCATGGAGCTTGGAACTGACCGGATAAAGGAATTATTAAACGGAGAAGACGAGCCAAAGGCATGCGGAAGATGCGACTATTGCCGAAGCGTAAAGGTTCTCGACAAAACACAACCCGCAAGGTGGGCTAAATGAGTAACGAAAAAGTATTCGTAGGCAGGTGTCTTAATCCCCGTAATAACTGGGAAAAGGCGGCAATTCTAATTAATATCGACGACTTGAATTTAATTCACAGCTGGGCGAGTGCCAACGGTGGAAAGATTTGCATCAAAATAAACGAGTCAAGAAACGGCAAACCTTATGCCGAGATTGACACATACCGCAAGCAAAATCCACTTGAAACACAGCAACAGCCAACACAACAGCATAATCAGCAACCACAGCAACCAATGTCGCCGGAAGATAACCCGGCGTATCAGGAGCAATTAGAAGAAGAAACAGAAAACTTAATCCCCTTTTAGCCACAGGAGCTATACCCTGAGTTGACCCGCCGCAAGCGACCAAGGCAGAGCGCTCTTTCCTATACAGTCTGCTGTTGAGTCCGGATACTCAACCGCTGGCGGGTAATTTTAACCAATAAGGAGTAAAAACAATGAAAAAGATAATTGAACTTCCAGATTGCGCAGAAAAAATAAATATTTGGGGTTTTCCGCGTGCATTATTATATACAGTATACATAAATGATCTCGAAGACTACCACGAGGAGCCGCAAACTGCTGACGGGCTGACGATTTGTGAATTTTGGGACAAGGTAAATCATGACTGTTCTAATGTACAGTTCAATAACGCAGAGGCATGGACAAAAACAAGCCATTGTAATAAGCGTGAACTGCTTCAAGCTATTTTAAATAGCAAAACAGCAAAATACTATCGCATCAAGCCAGAACCAAAATACATTCCGTGGACTGCGGACACTGCGCCGGATATGTTTATTGACAGTGACGGCATAGTCTACGGCAAGGCATTCAACGTTAAGCAAGAAAAGTGGATGTATGCATCAGCAATAGGGGTGTTTTTATCATTTGAAAATTGCTACAAAGAGCGCAAACAACACGACGGCACGCCATGTGGAACGTTGGTGGAGGATTGAGCGATGCCAGATATAGCCAAATTCCGCTTGTCTGCCGATTGGCTTGCCCGATGGGATGCGGCTAATCTGTTCGAGTCAAGACAAAAGTTTGCAGAGCTTGCAGTAAAAAATTACAACGCAAAGCGCTTTGTAGTAAAATCCGAAAAACTCGAAAAAACTACAGGTAAAGAAGTAATATCCATGTCCAGAAGTGCCGATATGGGCGAATACGCAGACACGGAGCTAAGAGACATAATTTTGAGCTGCGTTATCTGGCTGGAAGATCAAAAAAGCAAGTCAAATGTTCCAGTAAAAGAAATCGAAGGTCTCGATTTCGCAACCGATCAGACAGACCCGTTATTAATACTGATTAACGAAAACGACAGGCTCGAAAAAAAGCTTAATGCCATTCGTAAAATAGTAAAAAAATACAACAACAGATCGACCCGTGAAATAGAACGGGTATTGGAGGAAAAATGAAACACGTATTTTCAGCGATCAAGGAAACTATAAATGTAGGGACAATAACAGCTGGCTTTTACTTCGGGGGAGGATGGGAATCAATGGCAATGTTTCTTGTATGGATGTGTTTTGCATTTGCTTTTTTTATCTTGCTTTTTTTGTCAAAAATAATAGAAACAGCAGATGAAGAGTATCTCTCTAAATTCAGGCCTCGACCTAAGTTATTGACTAACTATAGTGCTTTAATTAATCTAGCAATGTGTTTTTATCTTGCCTATATCGGCAAACCCGGCATGGCATCGCTCGCGATGATTACATGGATTATGTCAAGAATTATAATAACTGCGCTTGAGCAAGAATACACCAAACGTATCAACAATAAATTTGAGGGCATCTAACATGCGATTCAATCCAGAACAACTAAACGTATGGCAATGCGAATGCGGAGCCAGTAACCTTGCAGGGCGTGTACGCTGTCCATGCGGTCGAATGAAGCCGGACACAGGTAACGCAACAAAGCTTAAGCAAAGCGACAAGAAACCACCACTAACGCAGTCATGTTTAAAATTCAAGGAGTGAGAGATGGCTAATGATTTACACACTATGCCATTAAAATGTGAAGCGCTATTGTCCAGCCGCAGAGTCCGGCGAATGAAGCTCGATGAGTTTGGGGCATATATGCGATGTTTGGTGGAAGCTTGGCTAGATGGCGCAAAGCTTCCCAATGATGAACAAGAGATAAAAGAGTACATTCTGGGTATCGATGATCCCAAAGAATGGTCAAGGATTAAAAAATTTGTCGTTGACAAAATGTTTCAGCCGTCAGAGGATGGCGAATATCTTATTAATCCGCATCAAGTTGAAATCTGGAACGAGGTTCTAGATAAGACTGAATCCAACAAAGAACGAGCCAAAAAAGGCGCAGAGGCGCGATGGGGAAAAAGAGATAAATGCTTAAGCAATGCCCAAGCAATGTCCAAGCATCATTTAAGCAATGGCAACCAAAGCCAAAGCCAAAGCCAAAACCAAAGAAAAAGAAAAAAAACTAAAAAAGAAAGTTTTTCACTTGGTTTTTCAATTTCTCAATCACTGGAAAAATCTGGATTATCAGAGGATATCCGGAAGAAGTTCATTGATTGGCTGTCTGTCTATGAGCTGGCGCATGGCATAATGGCACAGCAGGCGCAGGATATCCAGATTGCGCGGCTGTTGAAGATTCCTGAGAGCAGGCGCATGCAGGAACTTGATAACGCCATCGCCGGACAATGGAAAAATATCACGGATACAAGGCGTGATGAAACTTCCAACACCAGCGAAACATCACGTTTCCGCTCAACCGACGGGAGCGACTGATGGCAAACTTCGACGTATTCAACGACAAGTTCGCGGCGCTGTTTCGCAAGCGGATAACTTCCGATGACGGCGGGCAATTCTGGGAGAAGTTTGTTGCAAATGCGGATTGGGCGGTGCTTGAACATGTCATGGATGAGATCGCAGAACACAAGGAGCGTGAACGCAGAGCCAATAACCGGCAATTCGTATCAGCTCCGGGACTAACCGAGGTCAAAACTGATTATTTCTCAAAAATCTACGAGGCAAAAGAAGCTGAACGCAAAGCGCGAGGCGTTGGCGGTCGTTGCGGATTTTGCCAAGGTTACGGCTGGCTATGGGTGCTGATCGGCGCTGACGGATGGGCGGTGGACGTAAAAAAGCCGTTCAGGGCTCCGGCATTTTCGGCTCCGACAATTGCCGCATGCTGTTGTGAACACGGTCAGCGATGGGAAAAAGGCAGTAATTACAACTGGCGAAAACAAAACGCCAAGTTTGGCTATCCGTCAGAGGTGACGGTACAGGGAAGTGAGTTCACTATTTCCGGCGCTGATTACATTCGCGGATGGATGAAAAAGAACTGGATGGATGCCCCAAGATTCTAACGCCAACTAAACCAAGTTAGCTTGAACGTAAACAAGACTTAGCGAGTTAATAGAGTCTTTGGACGTGCAAAGGCTTAAAATCGCTTAGAATTGACGAATTGAAAATTAACGAATTTAGAAGTGAGGAGTGAAAATGAATGACTCAAAAATGCCCGATCCGGTTTTACTGCCGGACGGAACAGTTTCAATTGATGACTGCGTTAATCATATCAACAACATATATGGATATGGCACTAATTGCAGTGTTGAGCGTGACATTGCAGTTGCCGCGCTCTGGGGGTTCAGAGCGGAAGACTTCAATGAGGATGCCGGCGGAGTGCACCAATTCAAGTTCGATCGCGAAACTGTCGAGCTGCCGAAGATTAACGGAACGCACGCATGGTGTCGCATTGAACTTACCAAGGCTCCGAATGGATACTGGGCGGTTGGCAATTCAATCAGTTTGGCCGAGTGCGGTTGGGGCTTCTCGCCTGATATCTGGAACCGCATTCAATACCCGGATAGAACAAGTGCTCTCAACGCCGGGCTCGACAGTGCGATTAAGTATTGTGAGAGGCAAACAGATCGCCTTGCCGGAAATATGATCAGGATACTGATCGACTACAAGGCTAAGCTAAACACAATGGAGCATCCAGATCTATTTGATCTCTTGGACGCAACCAATAATCAACATTAACAAAGGGTAACCAATGAGACCAATAGATAAGCGGCTTGACAATCTTGCCATCAAGCTTTGCAAGTTGATGTACGGTGGCAGGTTATGCAAGTCAACAGATCAGTACAAAATGGCTAAGGCAGACGGACATTTCAAGCTTGACGACGGCAGAAACTGGAACAACTTAACCGAAGATGTAAAACTGGGATTTTAAGAATGAATAAAAGGCAAATTAATCTTTTTGGCGAACCGCAGATAAGGTATTTTATACCGGCAGCTCTGCCATATATGGGAAATAAAAGAAAACTAGCGGCAAAAATATTAAACGCTATATATCAAAAAATAGGCGATTTTGAAAACTTTTACGACCTATTTGGCGGTGGCGGAAGCATGAGCATGGCGGCTCTAATTGCAGGTCATAATGTTGTTTACAATGAGCTGAATACTGGTGTTTATAATCTAATGAAGTATTTACAATCAGGCGGTGAAATCCCTTACAAGTGGGTTAGCCGTGAAGAGTTTTTTGAGCATAAAGATGGCGATGATTGGTATTCTGGGCTGATTAAAACGGTATGGAGTTTTGGAAATGACCAATCAGGTTATTTGTTTGGGAAGGATATTGAGGATATAAAAAGACTGGCGCATGAAATGGTTGTTAATGATGATGAAAAGTCAAGAAAAGAGCTTGAAAAATTGCTTAATATTGATTTAACAGGTATAAAAACACGTCAACACTTTTCACAATTAGTAAAGAAAAAGCTTAAATCCAGAATAGGCGAGCTTGAACGGCTTGAACAGCTTGAACGGCTTCAACAGCTTCAACAGCTTCAACAGCTTCAACAGCTTGAACAGCTTGAACGGCTTCAACTTGAAAACAAATCGTATGACGAAATAGAAATAAAGAAAAATTCAGTTATTTATTGCGATCCGCCTTATGCCGGAACAGGAGAATATCAGACTGGAGGTTTTAACCATGCGGAATTTTATGAGTGGTGCTTAAGGCAGAAAGTTGCTGTTTTCATGTCTGAATATAACATGCCAGATAGCTTTGAGAGCATCGCTGAATTTAAGCATAGGTCAACATTATGTGCAACTGCAAATAACGAAGTAACCGAAAAACTATATTGGAATGGAGTGGTTTAATATGACAACAGCAAATTTGTATAACTGTGATTGCATGAAGTTCATGGCACGCAAACCAGCTAGACATGTTCAGAGAGCAACCAACAATTGAGATAAAGGAGTAATGATGAAAAATAAACACGTTGAGCGTTGGGAGTGTCGCAAGTGCGGGATGCCGTGCATTGTCGAAATTCATTCCGAGAACTGCACTAAGGCTGGAATCACAAGCGAAACCGAAAGATTCAGAAAAAGAGTATGTGTCTGTGGTGAACCTGTTTTCCCAGAATGGAAAAAAATAAAGGAGTGATGATGCTTAGATATGGAAGTTTTTGCAGTGGGGTTGAGGCGGCTTCTTTGGCTTGGGAGCCACTGGGGTGGGAACCGGTATTCTTTTCGGAGGTTGACGCGTTTCCGTCAAGCGTGCTTGCTGAAAGATGGCCGGATGTGCCTAACCTTGGAGATATGACTAAAATTAACGGGAGAGATTACTATGGAACAATTGATGTTGCTGTCGGAGGAACCCCCTGCCAGGGTTTCAGTGTCGCCGGAGCAAGAGCGGGATTGGATGATGACCGTTCTCAACTCGCAATGTGCTTTCTTGACCACATTGACAAGATGCGCCCCAGCTGGGTCGTGTGGGAAAATGTCCCCGGCGTCTTTTCGTGCTGGTCGGGTGAGCCGGAGGATGAAACGGTTGAAGAATGGGATGAAACAAATGATTTCGACCAATTTACCGCAGGGCTTTCGCAGCTCGGGTATGGGTGGTTCTACAGAGTGTTTGACGCTCAATACACCAGAGTATCCGGGTACGAGTTTGCCGTTCCTCAACGCAGAAGACGTGTGTTCGTTATCGGATATCTTGGAGACTGGAGACCTGCCGCGGCGGTATTACTTGACTTCGAGAGCTTGTCGTGGAATCCTGCGCCGGGCAGAAGCGCGGGGAAAGGAACTGCCGGAGGCTTTGAAGTCGGCCCTGCTGGAGGTTGCCAAACAGAAGTGAGCTGCACTCTGGATACCGGGTGCAAAGATGGCGCTATTCGCAATCAAGCAGGGATGCTGATCAATGAAATAGCTAATCCACTGGAAGCTATATGCGGCGATTACAGCAGGGCAGATGGATTCAATATTATTGCTGAGAAAAAGATTTTATGCATAAACAATAGACCAAACGAATTAGGGTACAAAGAAGAACATTCACATACTCTAAGGGCAACGGATTACAAGACACCGCCCATAATCTGCTATGAAACCGGACAAGGTTTTTGGCAAGAAGACGCAATCTCTGGAACAGTTAAAGTAAATGGAGCAGAGCCAACAACCGTCGTATGTTTAGCTGAAAATATGATAGGGCGAAAACCCAAAAACGGATGCAATGGCAAGGGGTATTTAAAAGATATTGCGTTTACTCTAAATACGGCTGGTATTCATGCAGTTAATTACAACACTACAGTACGCCGTTTAACCCCGCTTGAATGCGAACGTTTGATGGGTTTCCCTGACTTCCACACACGAATTACTTGGAATGGCAAACCGGAAGAAGCATGCCCGGATTCACACCGCTATAAAGCATGCGGAAATTCAATGTGCGTAAATGTTATGCGCTGGATTGGCATGAGAATAAATATTGTCGATGAACTGCTGAAAGAGATAAAAAAACAACCAGGAGTGATTTGAGATGAGTAAAATTCACCTTATTGACGAGAACGGGAAAATATTATGCAACAAGAATTTATCGATAATCTCATGCGAAAACACAACAAGTCCGAATGAGGTTACTTGCAAGAACTGCAAATATATCATATCGCGGCAGATGAATCGATACAAAATAAGATATAAAAAATGTGAAAAATGCAAGAAACAAAAACAGGCGTTTGAGTTCGAAGGGAAAAGTAAATTTTGCGTTGAATGCGAAAAAAAAGAAGAAGATAGAATGTTCAAGCTTAGCCGCAAATTATACCCCGGCAGGAACATAATGCGAAAAAAAATAATATTTTAAAAAAGTGAGGTGAAATTGTGAGTAAGAAAATATTAAACGAGTTGAAAAATGACATAAATGACTTGAGGGAAAAAGTCCGGAGCGTTGAGCGGCAAACAGGGATCAGTCTGTTTGGCGTGACGCTTGATTTGGCCGCCGCTATAGATAGCCTGAATATTATAATTCGGAAATCAAAAAAGGACGGTGAGGGATGAGCGAGGTTATTAACCCATATGAACTGCCATTGATCAAGAAAGTTAAAAAGGCGATTCTTGCTATCCGCGAGTATGAGTCTTTCGTTGGTGAACAGCCTGCATTGCCGGGGCTTGAAGATAACAGCGGGTATCAATTGTGTTTCAGTGGCGGCAAAGATTCAAGCGTGATCAAGGCTCTTGCAGATATGGCAGGAGTCAAATACACCGGTGTTTATTCCGTGACTACGATAGACCCGCCCGAGCTGGTGAAGTTCATAAAAAAAGAACACCCCGATGTTATTCGGCACCGACCAGAAAAGAACTTTTTTCATTACATGGTAGAAAAGGGCTTCCCGCTTCGCCAGCGTCGTTGGTGTTGTGATGTGTACAAACATAATACCGGCTTTGCCCGTATTAAAATTCTTGGCATCAGGGCGCAGGAATCAGCCAAAAGAGCGAATAATTGGAAAGTTCTCACGCGCTGGAATGGGGGGGGGGAAATACGTTCTTAACCCTATTTTGTACTGGACTGAACGGGATGTATGGGAGTTCATCCAAGGCGAAGATATTCCGTATTGCTCACTTTATGACGAGGGATTTAAGCGCCTTGGATGTATCGGCTGTCCGATGGCATCGGCAAAAGAAAGGCGTTTGGAACTCAACCGCTGGCCGGGATTTGAAAAGCTGTACCGCCGATCATTCGCTAGAATGTGGGAGCGCAAAGCTGGAACAATTAACCGCAATAATTCTGAATGGTTCGGGAGCCGCAAATTTAATAGCTCCGACGAGCTTTTCGATTGGTGGATATCCAACGAACCCAGCCCCGAAGATTTAAACAAAGAACAAGTATGCATGATGGGATTTCATTAAGGAGGTAATCATGGCTAAATGCGGAGAAAAGACCGAGATTTACAGCCGTGTCTGTGGCTATTTCCGACCAGTGGCGAACTGGAATAAGGGGAAGCGGCAGGAGTTTGAGGATAGGAAGAATTATAACGTTAACAAGGAGAATAAGAAATGAGCGAAAACAAACTTAAGCCGTGTCCGTTCTGCAGAGGTGAGACGTATGCATCAGAAAGAAGCACTTGTGAAAGTAGCATGAGCGGTCATTACAGGTGGTTTGTTACTTGTAGTGAATGTGGAACCGAATCGGACGGATTCTATACCGAACAAGAAGCAATTGATGCTTGGAACAATCGACCAATTGAATCGGAACTGCTGGAGGCGTTGAAAGCGGTTTACAATTATATGAATAAGCCTATCAGTGCCCACTTTACTAAATATGCTCAAGAACGTATTGGCATAAAAGAAATGATTAATAAAGCAATCGAAAAAGCGGAGGATTGACCGATGAAACGGATTAGGTGTTTTTTTGCCAAATGGTATTGGAACGACCTGCAACAAGGTTGGCAGTTAAGGGTTACTAGATTTGGCAGGCCACGAGCCACTGTTTGGCCTAATGGCACGTGGTTCACTTGGGATGAATTAGGCACCGGAGGCGAAAACAGCGTAGATGATGAAATCTGGCTGGCAAGGCTCAAGGCCTTTGAGTCTCTTCAACGGCAAAATTGGATTTAAGGAGATTTTGTCATGTCAGGTAAAGGCGACAAACGCAGGCCGGGGAATGATGCCCGGTTTCGGGAGAACTGGGAAAGGGTGTTTGGAAAGGGGAGGAAAAAATGAAAAGAGTTAAACAAAACATCTTGCATGATCCCGAAAATGGGAAATGGGGAAACTGCTTTTCAGCAATGCTTGCATCATTGTTACATGTCTGCATAGACGATATTCCTGTGTTTGCCGGTGACGATTGGTTAAAGGATGTGAATCAATGGCTAAAGAAGTTCGGGCTGGCATATATTAACATTTGTGCGCATGATGATTATTTTGAACGCATGGGAATAAAAGGATGCTATCATGAAATAGCCGGTGAGAGTCCACGATTTCCAGCTAATCTTCATGCTGTTATTGGAAAGGATGGAAGAATCGTCCACGATCCGCACCCGGATAACACGGGTGTCAATGGCATTGAGCAATTCGGATTTCTTGTTGTGTTAGAACCATGGAAATTAAACGCGCACGAGGAGGGGAAGAGCGATGCCTCAAGAAGTAACAGCCTATAAGTGTGAGTTTTGTTCTAATCTTTTCCGCTTCAAGGGCAAAAGATTGGATATTCATGAGAAGACATGCCCTAAAAACCCCAAGAATAAGTTTATATGCAGGTGGTGCACTCATTTCGATTACAAGCGGTTTTGTGTAAGCATGTGTCCTTATACAGAAGAGCCTATATACAAAGATGCGCCATTAGGTCATTCCGCTGATATCGAAGTGCCATTTTGCACCAAAAGGCAAGTTGGATTATTGGGGCATCGGGAAATAAGAGATATCTTGCGCAAAATAATTCCATATGGTAGTCTCGATTATTGCTATCTGCAAGAGTTTAAAAACAATCAACCGCTTAAGCATTACCGCAAGATGCGCATTAAGTGCGAGCATTATAAAGCAGAAATGCCGTTTTAAGATTAATCCCATAAACAAAAAAAATCCCCGGGCGCTCCACCCTGCGCCGGGGACTTGCTTTTTTTTGGGCGGTTAGTTTTTAACGTCCCCGTCCGGGGCGGTCTCCTTTAATTCTGCATCTTGCTTAATTTTCTCTTTGAGCGACTCAAGAACCTTTTGCATCAGCGCTTTGTCACCGCTGGAAAATATCAATACGCTTTGATACGTAGAGGCGCTTGCATTCCAAATACTGGAACTTGCCTTAGAGCTGTAATGCAGGTAGTCCTTGCATCCGTTGCCAACTGGAACGCCTGAGTACATGCCCGACGATATGATACTCGTTATACTCGGCGTGATTGTGCCGGTCGCTGGGTTGTATCCGCTGTCAATGAGATTAACAGCGGAGTATCCGTCGATAAGTACCGCCTTGCCGGTTGTGTTGATTTTGGGGATTGAGCACCCTACCATTACGACCGCCAGCATTGCGAATGCCAGCACGATTAGAATTTGCTTTTTCATTCGATTGAACCGCCTTTAATTTTGGCAATTTTTACTTTTGTCATGTCGGCATTTTTCCATGTGTTTGAAAATTTTTAGATCGATCTTTTCTTCGATTTCCTGAGGTGATAAGATTCGATTTTCGAGATTGTGAACCATTTCGTAAATCTTTTCTATCTTGCCAGATTTCGGAACTAGGAAAAGAATTACAATAAGCGATACAACGTTAAACACCGCAGAGACGCAAAACGCTATGATCGATATGTGTTGTCCGTCCATCCTCTTTTACCTTTCGTGTTATTCTTTTGTTGTTTGGGTGTTTCCGTCAACCCATGCGCCCCAGCCGCCGAGATCGCACGCCTTGTAAGCAAGGTATGCACGTGTCCACCAGCGGGTGCGGTCAACCCACGTAAACGGATTCCACCACGGAAACAGCGCATTTATAATTTTGCGCATGTTTATCCACATGCGTTTATTGGCGGCGTTGAATGTTGGGCGTAATTTGTCGGAATAGTGAAACTCGACATCATGAATCAAAAAAGCCGCTTCAAACAGCTTCAAAAATGCGGTTGTCGCCTCTCTGCCCCATTTCGGCATCCAGTCAGGGCCAGCGCCGTTGTAAATATTTACCAGTTCCGCAGCGGTCAACAGTCCGAAGTTTTCGCAAGTTTCCAGTTCGTAATTAGTGATTAGTTCGAGCAGGGTGATAATCTTTCGTTGTCGTTCAGTCATAATCAAGTCTCCTCTGTTGTGTGTGGTTGTGCGGGTAAGCGTCGATCACAACACCAGCTTCATCGAGAGCTTGGAGAACTCCTGAAGCGTTCTCTATCTGGCGACAGCCGCCGCCGTGGATGATGGCTAAAACAGGTTTATGCATAATCAATTTCTCCTCTATTGTGTTACTGCTTTCGCTTCGTCCAACGCTTCATAGAAGCCATAGGGAAGCTCACCGTGGGTTGAAAAATCGTAATTTTCGTTAAATGTTCCGGCTATTACCGCTTCTTTTCGGGCGCGGTAATCGCTCCAGAGTGCACGACTCCAGTCTTGTATTGCTTTGGCCTTTGGTGCGTTTGCCGCTCCTACAGACAGAACTGCGGTATTGATTGCGCCAAGCCCGAAAGCGTCAAGGCGTTTTTCGTGATAGCGCATTGCGAAGATATAGAGTCTTTCAATTTTTCTTTCTGCTTCTGTCATATATGTATTATCCTATTTTAAGAATTTCGAGTGTCGCGTAATCGCAGTTATTGCGGCGATTTGTTTGAGGCGCGGCAAACGGACCCCATTTATAAGTTTCGTTGCCCGGATGAATCTGAAATTCTATAACCTTTGTATCTGCCAGTGTAAACATGGCCTTGACAGATGACATTGCGCTTGATTCTGCTTGTTCGTATCCAATGCCGCTATTTGCTATCTCTGCGGAATCCGTGATATTGTAGATAGACAATTGTGTAGATGGCCTTGTACCCTTGATTACTATGCCGGTTGCGATATAAGTACCTGCCGGCAGCGTCACTTGACCATTAGATAACGATGCACCGGTAATTGTATTAGCCTCTGTCACTGCCAGCGGAACGGTGTTGAACTGATCGGCGGTAACGTCAGCACCGGTATTATTGCCGGAAGCTAGTTGATATTTAAATACCGCCGCTGAAATACCGCCCCCACTATCGCCTGCGGTAAACGTCTTGTCTGTGCCGTCCGGGAGGCGGTAGTTGATTACGAGGTTGTTTGAGCCGTCCAGCGTGTGCCACATGAACACGGAGCCAGCCGGAGGATTAACGCCCGCGCCCGGAGGCGTTGAAAGTTTGATTTCGGTATAGTCGCTTAATTCAGCGGGGCCAATAATTTTAGGGCTGTGAATTGGTTTTTGCATTTAAACCTCCTTAATAGTAGTTTATTTTGACGTATTCAATTAAAGCTGTCCATCTGGTTGCAGTTGTATTCGCCGGGGTAATTTTGATCGATAGCGCATCGTTCGTGTCGTCGGCTTCAATTGCCCAGGTTGGAGAGCCGATATTAGTATCGCCCAGCCAAGTAACAATTGTCTGTAGGGTTCCGGTTAGGCTGGTAGTTCCTCCTTCGTTTTTAATGAGCACCTGATAAACAGCAGTACCGCATGAGCCGTCCGCCTGTTTTCCGAGCACGGTTACGCGGCAGGAATAGGCGTCACCGTCTGACAGGGTGAACCTGATAGAGGTACCATCTAAGAATAGTTCTGTCTGGTCGGCAGCGCTGGTTGCAACACGCGCCTGGGCGTTGCCGCGTTGGCAGTCGCCAGTGGCAGAAAATCTGCCGGAACCGATTGCGAATTCCCCATATTTAGAAACTTTGGCATAAAACCCACCGGGAATTGTTGCATTATCAGTATCTTCAATAGCAGAATTGCCAACTCCTCCAGTAATTACAGTTCCATTACATTTATCGTCAATTGAGTTACCAGAGCCTCCGCCTATGAATGATGTCCCTGCGTCATAACCATTGGCGCTGCTTATTTTATTGTTATAACCTCCGCAGATGGTGTTATATTGTTGAGGCAAATTATTGGAATAAATAATATTACCAGAGCCTCCGCCGACAAAAGAATAATTGGTTAGTGCCGCGCATAGATACCCTCCGCCGACAAAAGAATAATTACCACAAGCCCCAAACGTTCCAATAGTATCAGAGTATTCCAAACTGACTGACTTTGTCCCGATTGTGCCACGATAAGTGCTGCCATTATCCAAGCCATAGCCAGAATCTTCAACGATAAGTTTACCGCTCGATATTGAAGGTAATTGAGCGCTTGGAACTTTGCCATCTGCGCCAAGCGAAGCATAACCATTGACCGCGCCTTTGTTCGCAGAGTCTTCAGGCGTGAATCCTAAAGAGTCCTGTTTGCCGTCCAAGCTTGTCTGTAGGTCGGTAACATCTGATATGGCGTGAGTGTGCACAATCGCAGAATAAGCAGCGTCGGCTTTGCCTTTTATGAAGTTCCAGAGATTAAGGAGTGAAAAGCGTTTTACACTTCCGCTATCTTCCGAATCGTTCAATACTGCTGCATCGGCATCAACAAGCGCGACCTTTTCGGTATAGCTGGAAAAGTCTTTGTCGGCCTTGCCGGATACGTCGACGTATTCGCCGCTACGTCCACCTAAGAAAAGGAAAGTTCCTGGCAGAGTGCCGCCGTTAGCTGTGCATGCGGCTGAAAAGTCCAGGGTTATTTGCTCGTTGGCAGTGTCCCACTGGATCGGGATTGAAGCTTTTAATCCGGTATTATCGTTGACCTGTGTGACGGTAAAGCCGGTAATCTGCAGAGTTGACCAGGTAACAATATATTGTTTATTTCCGTCGAGATTGGCGTCAGTAATTGACTGTGCGAAGCCTTCACCGTCAGCCGGTGCATAGATTACCAGCGTGTAAGTTCCTGGAAGAGTCCCGCCGTTGTCGTCGCGGATCGCCTGCAGGTTGATTGTGATGTTTTCAGCGGTTGAATTGGTCAGAATCGGGCATTCAATGTCATTGCCGTCATTATCCAGCATCACCATTATCGGAGCGGCAGTGATCGCCAGCGCTGACCAGGTGAAAACTTTTTCGCCGTTAGCGTCAAGATCAGCGTCAGTTATTGACTTGGTAATTATGTTCTCTGAGCCGCCGCCGTCAATGCCGACGAACTGAACACCGGAGCTCCAGGAATTGCCAGCGTCAACGCTGAACCGGATAAAATAATCACCTTCAGCAAATACAGAATGCCAGTCTGCATTGTCTGCACTGTATTGAATCTGCATTGCCGGTGCCGCGTCTCCTTTTGGCCCAATGACCATGGCAATTCCATCAGACCAGACACCGCCCGGATAACGGTAACGCCAGTAAAGGTCTTCCGTAGCCTGTGTATCGTGCCAGAGAGTAGAGCCGTCAATACTGAATTGCAATTCGTAGCCGGCTTTTAAGAGCGCGTTGACTTGGGCGGCATTCAGATATTCTGGATTATTTGCCGCCGGAGCGCCCTCATTGATAGCAACTGACGGACTGGCGTAGATATCATCCTGCAGGAGTTTTTCGGGGCGAGTTTGTCCGGCTTGATATCGCCATATTTCAACGTGTATTTTTGTATTCTTGTTGAGAACCTTGTACAGATGTCCGTATGTTGTGGAATCGTATCGAACACAAATTTTGCCGGTTGTAACGTCAACATCCGAACGGTCGGCAGAATTATTAAATGCGTCATTATCGGCATATAGAACTAGTTGATCTTCTATGCCGCAATCATCGTTAGCAAGGTATGAATAATTGAGCGTATCGTCAACGGTGAAGGTGTATACGCCGCCCGTTTCAGAAAACGCAGAGTATTGAACGCGGTCGGTTTCGCCTGCGGAATTTTCCAGCATTAAAAAGCCTTCCGGCAATGGTTCTTCTGAAAGCCCGGAAACCTGTATTTGCATTACTGCTCCGGAGTAGTCAGCGGCAAGCGTGCCACTGTCGGCGGTATGGATATAGTCGGTATCGGCGTACATCTCCCATGTATCTGTTTCGGCACAAACAAGCGGGGTTCCATCTGATTTGGCTAAATCCAGTTCAAGCACGCCATCTGTACCGTAAACGATATTCGGGCGATCTGACCAGCTGAGTTGATTGAGGTTAGTATCTGTCAGCTCTCTTGTCTGGGTATTTACCTTCATATTAAAAATCTCCTTTTAAGAATTGGTTAAAAATTCAAATCCGCCGGGTACGTCGAACTTCAACACAATATCCGATCCTTGGCGATAAACCCCGCCAGATTGTCTAAGAAAACTAATGCCGCGATTCCACCAGTATTCCATTTCCTGCGCACTGTTATAAAAACTATCCTCAAGGCAAAGTTTTGAATCAACCGCTTGCTTATTGATAATATTGCCGGATTGAATTGGATATTCAGTTAAAATCCATTCTTCGTCAAATGGAGGAATAGGCCAAAAATAATCGTTCATTGTGGGCACGGGATAGGCATAAATGTTTGCCTTGAAATTAAGATTATCTGGAAAGGATGTTAAATCCAAGTAATGCCGGTTGGCATGAATCAATGACCCATTGTTATAAAAACTGTCTTCTATCCACCCCCCGGCTATCCATTCGGCAGCTTGAAAGTTTGTCATTAGCTGATCAAAGCCAGTTCCATAAGCCCTTTTGTATTCTATATAGTCGCTTGAGCCCTGTAAGCCATATCTACACCAAAGCAATTTATTAATTATTTGATATTGTTGATATATCCAAAACCAAGGGCTAACGAGTGGGCTTATAAGAGTTGGCATCCAGGAGCGGGGGTATTGTTCACCATCTTCCGCAAACGGAGACTTTCCAGCATTTTCACGCGCTGTAGCATATGCGTCCGCTTTGTCAATTATTGTTTGCGGAATTTCGCCGCCTGCAAGTAATAATTTAACTTCGTCATCTGTTAATGTTGGCACTAGTGTTGGAATTTCCCGACCATTATAATTAATAGATATCTCTGTGGAAAAATCCCCGTTTGGACCATATATTTCACCAAAATATCCGAGCCCTTTTGTTGATCCGTCTGCGCGTTTTCCGTAATTCTTTATTTCCGATTCAGTCCACATTGGCATTTCGTTGGTTTCTTTGAAATTGCCACCGTTTACGGTATGATTTACAAAAGAAGTGATTAATCTTTTAATTTTTGTATTTAAGATGGGAATAATTGACAAGTTGTCTAATTGTGATGGTTCTTCTGTTATTGTTTGCGTTCTAGCAGCCAAACAACGCTCATTAACCGCTTTGGTGATAGCAAGCAAAGCTTTATATATAGGGCGTAGTGCAAGCCCACCGTAGTCCCAATTAGGCAAATAATCAGACCAGCCCATTAGCAAATCCTTCCGGTTATCAGGTTTTCTCCCTGCAATCTCTGAGAGATTATTGAGGCAGCTCCACTTGAAAAATTATATTCTCCAACAAGCTTGATATCGATTCCATTAGAAGCAATGGGCAACTGTGAGGCGTTAAGCAAGACAGAAACAAATGCTGAGCCGTTCCAAGTAGTCTTGATATAGACAACACCGGACACTGCCACTGTAAAATTAGCTATTGCAACCGCTATTCGATTATTTCCCGCAATTGTATATCCGGCAACCGTTGATTCACTATCTGCGCCATCTTTGACGTATATTTTTGTTCCTTCTGCGGATAATTTGAAATAGCCGTTGTAATCCGAGCTTCCGGCTGGCGCAGATACAGCCTGCTCAATCTCTTTCAACAGAGCTTGCAGGTTAAACTTGAGCGATGTTCCGTTTGCATCACGGGAAACAAGCAAAAAACGGAGATCGCCGGACAGTTGCAGAGATTTGACAAACTTCCACATCTCTAAATCCCATCCGTCTGGTACCGGTAAGCCGGTTTTCGGTTCTGCTGGTAATTTACTCATTTCAACTCCCGTAAATATCGTTATCCCACTTGTTATCGACATACAAAAAGCGACCAGCCAACACCCACCATCCGCTATCCTGATAAATCCCCTGCGGCTCATAGAGCCAATGGTCTTTATCCGAATCATAGCCGAACTGTTCAGCGGGAACGGCTTTTGTTCCGGCTGGAACTGAAGCCATTACATCAATTGCGCTCTGTAGTTTTTTGTAATATTTCCGAATTACTACAACCGGCTGAGGGTAAACATAGGCCTCTATGCCCGGCTTTGTCCGGTTTTTTGCTTTGACCCATGTGTATTCTTTGCTTTTATACTGAAAGTTTGGCGGTTGGTTTTTAGCCCACCGGTAATTAGTAGTTGAATCGGAAAAGCCAAGTGTATCCGACTGATCAGTAGCGGTATTTGCCCATGATGGTATTGTTGGAGAAATAGCCGCGTCTGTTAGTCCAGCCTGATACAGATCATAATTCCACTTAGTTAAATAGTTCGGGTGAGTTTCAAGCGGCTTCTCTATATAATTAATCTCAAGGCTGTATTCCTCACCACCATCCTTGCGCTGTGCGGTTGAACCGCTTGGAGTTTCAAGGCTCTTGACGTAAGACAAGACAACCTTAGCGTATGATGGACCGTTCATAATTGACAAGCGCGATTCATCGTGATAACCGTCACCGAGCGGAGACAATAGCCCGTGATCGGGGATAAGTTCCCCGACAAGCTCTTTAGGAACTTGAAAAATGCGTTGAATTACGTCCTTGCCGGAATATCCGCCGGACTCCGGGGCTTCTATCGCCTGAGGATGTTCAAATATTTCGTTACCTGCCATTATCTAAATACCTGTCTTGAGTTGTTAGCTGTTGGATATGGTGTTTTCATGTCGAGGGATTCGACCTTATTTTCAATTTTCGCCAGCTTCTGTAATTGCTGTTTGGGGATGTCTGAGATATTTGCCTGTCCGCCGTGATAGCCGCCGATTCTGAGCATTGAATCGGTTACGGATGCCGGAGCGTTGAAGCGTGGCAATGTGTTGCCTCCGTCATTATTCATTGACAATTTTTGTTTTATGGCGGCAGATATTTCCGGAGTTATTTCAACCCCGCGCTGTTTGGCGCGATAAACTTCCGCTTCGTATTCCGATTGTTCCTTTTTGCCTTCATTAATAAGCTTCTGCAGGCGTATTTGATGCTTCATGTATTCGATGTATTTTTTTGCGTTGTTTTGTCTTTTTTCTTCGGCTTCGGATTCTTTTTGCATTGTCGTCATTGCTGATTCATAATCAGCGCCGGATAATATTTCTGCTGATTGTGTAACCGTTTGAGGCCTTTTTTTTGCCGCATTTGAAATTTCCTTTTTGGTCGGGGCGCTAAAAAAATAATCAGATCCGGAATCAAACCCCATTTTTTGAAGTCTTATTTCTTTTTCGCGGTTAAACGCCATCTGGCGCGGGTCATTATGATTGACATCCCCTGTAAACCACGGGGCCAACTTATACGCTATATTTTTAAGCTTTCCGCCGAGGCCTTGACCTCTAGCGTAGCTTTCCACAATTTTTTCATATTGTTTTTTAAATGCAGGGTTTTTGGCATAGTCTCGCTCAATTTGTTCTTCGATAAGTTTTTCCGCATTTTCCCGGCTGATGCCGTTGGCCGGGTCTCTGTTCTCAAGCCATTTGTAATATTTAACCGTTTTATCGAGACGATCAACCACATCAGCCAGCCACTCTAGCAAACCTGAGTTTGCGAGGGCGGCCTTTATTGTGGTTCCCATATTGGTCATTGAATCTTTGAATCTTTCAGCGGCGGCAACGGCTTCGTTGGACATCAATCCGCCAGAACGCTCAATCTCGTCCGCTAGCTTGCTGTAATCGCCGATCATGGGGATAAGTTCAGTGCCGGAGCGCCCGAAAATACGTTGGGCAAGGGCTGATTTTAGGGATGCGTCTTTGACTAGATTGAGGCGTTCGGCAATAATAGCGAACTGGCGTTCTGGAGATTTTCCCTCTAGATCTTTATAACTCAACCCCAAATCAGACAGCGCCATTTTAGCGGTAGACAATCCTTTCCCCGCATCGTAAACAGTTGCCGCCATCCTGCGCATACCTTTTTCAACCGCGCCCTGACTTGCGCCGGAGCGCTCGGCGGCGAACTGTAATTTTTGATATTCTTCGGCGGTTACTCCCAAGCGTTTCGACACTTTCCCGATCTGGTCAGCGCTATCGATTAACTGCTTAGTGAACATAGCGAAGCCAGCTGCGCCAACCGACATCCCAACTGCGCCGGCGACAGATCCGCCTAATCTTTTCAACTGCCCCTTTACAGCGGCCACCCCCCGCTTAAACCCTCTAACATCGGAGCCTATTTTTACTTTAAGTTCAGGCATTGTTTTGAGCCTCCCTTTTTTGGCGTATGAGATCAAGGGCGGCTTTGAAATTCTGCTTGCGTCCAACGCCCTTTTCGCCGTTTTCCATAGCTAACTGTGCGGTGTAGAATCCAACGGCGGCAAGCGGTAAACGCCAGATGATATCAAACGGGGTTAAGTTGGTCACTTTTGAACATATAGACACAACATTAGAAAGCCAGACAGCATCAAACTTGCGCTGTTGGTTTTCCGGCTGTTTTTTGTCCGGGAGCAGTCCAAATCCGGCAACGGCGTGTTTAAACATTTCGTTTACATCCTCCGCGACTTCTGCAGGGTCGTGTTCGCCCATATCGGACAACATCGGCGCTATGTCAATCTCTTTGAATGCTCCGTTTTCCCGGCGAGCTAATAAAAAGATGGTCAAGTATAAATCTTCCGTCAGTATTGAACCTGCCGGACAACCGGATATAAACGGGCTTCCATGCATTTCTAACAATGAAATAACGCCGGGAGTTGGCGGGGGGATATGGAGCGAATTTACATTCACGCCACCGCCGAGGAAAGCAAAAGTTTCCGCGTCCCGGTCAGCATGGGAATAACCTTGATTAAGCGCCTGTGTCAGTTGATCGTTCATTATGCGTTCGCCGGTACTCCGTTAGAGGTATAGCGTTTCAGGGTGAGCGACAGCTTTTTGTAGTCGTTGTTTGTTTCGGTTTTTCCGACACTCATAACTGTGTAGTTGTTGGTGCCTATTGATACAGTGTCACCAACCGCCGGAGCGCTTGAGGTCGTGTCAAACACATACTCGCAAGTTATTTCTGATACCTTGTTGTAAATTTGCTGATCGGCAACATTGCCGGATGCGTCAAGCGCAACGGATTCATCAGCGCTTTCATTTTCGTTGAAATTCTGCAAAAGTCCATAAGTTCCTTCTGCCACATTGGTTGCTCCTGTCGCTCCAAATTGATAACTAGCCATTGTTTAATCTCCTTAACTTGTTGTGGTTGTCGTTGTTGTAGTTGTGGTTATTGTTATTGAGTGATTGAGGTATATTTCACACCGGCAGGCTAGCGCCTGAAAGTCAGGCTCCGGCAATCTCTCCCATGTTCCGCCTGTTATGTTTATTATTCCGTCAATCTGAAATCCTGAATATCCTGAAAGCTCTTCTTGGGTCAGGTCGTTGAGTGTGCTTGTGAGTTCCTGGTATATCCGTTTGCAGGTTGCAGAGTTCTTGTCTTTTGCGTCGCGGGTAACCGCCGCAAGTTCCGCAGTAGCTACCCATAGCGGGCTATTTGGGAAATTCTGCCGAGCCTCTACGCTTATAAGGAATTGTTTGTTACCTAATTCGTTTTCACAATCGCCAAACGTCCATCCCGGTATATCATTATCAATGATAAATTGGCGCTGTTCTACTATTGCCTGTAAGGCTTCTGCTATTGACTGCTCAATGTGTGTCATCTGATTGCCCTTATTTTTCTTTCAATAGCTTTTTTATAGATCGCACGAATGCGGTTATCGGTCTTTCTTAACGCGCGGGGAACAGCTGCTGGATAGCGTTTGGAGGTGTATTTAATTTGGTTGGTTAATTCAGCTCCGGCAGTATCGGCGGTTGCCCTGAAGAAGTAATCGCTGTATTTTAATTGCCGCTGAGGAGCGTCAACATATTTGCCCATTTTCTTTAAAACTCCGAGCCACCCGGCTTTTGCGGATGCAGCGTTTGGTATTCTGAATTTGGGGTCGCTCTCATCGTATTTGCGAGTCGCGCGAGTGGCTAAATAATCCCATGCGCTTTTCTTTTTGTTCCAGTATTTAATTCCGCGAGCCCTGCGGAGTCCTTTTTTGCTGTAATTTCTTATTTTTTTACCGGCATCAAACATGTATCCAGTGTTTTTATTTATGTACCAATACCAAGAGGAGCTAGCGGTCATTGCCATGCTTGGGCGATATTTGTATTTTTTAGCCAAACGCTTTAAACTTGAGCCTCTTCCGGGCCCTGTTTCTCTGACGGCGGATTGAGTGAAGTAAATAGATGCGCGCTTAATTAGCGCCTTGGAAGATTGACCAAAATCACGCGCTAGGCGATCAAGTGTATTATTGAGCCTGTCAGCACTTCTTTTTGTTATCCTTGCCCTAATGTCCACTCTCTACCTCGTCAAATGAATAAGGATTGATACGCCTAATGAATCTTCTTCTACGTCAGCTATGAACCGTTCTTTGTTGTTGATGGTGATTGAATCATCAGACTTCGGCAATGTCTCAAAGTCAGCCTTGATTGCTCTTATGCTGAATTCATAACCCTCAAGCGCTCCGTACTTAGTGGCGATTGTTTCGGCATCGATACTTGACCGTCCGCCGGTGTACGACTTGCCGTCAAAAACGAACGTTACCGGAAAGTTTCCAATTGCCGCTCTCATGTCTGATTGTATGGTTGATAGTTCGATCATATTAAAGGTTGCCCGGCGGGGGTTTTTGTTCCTCGTTTTTACCCCGCCGGGACTTGGTTATTATCCAGCAGTTGTAGTAGTGGTTGTTGTGGTTGTAGTAGTCACTACTGATTCGTCTGTCTGTACTGCGTCAGATACGATAATCGGAATCTGGCGACCGGCGATTTCCCAGAACTGCGGAACCGGAGCAGGCGCACCTGTCGGATTTGTCGCGGTTCTGTTTCCAACCAGCTCGTTGAGCTGTTCGCCAGCCATCAGAATAAAGTTGATTCTGCTCTGTACGTCTGTCGGAAATTTGAAGTACAGATTGCGAAGCATAGCGTCTGTCAATGTGTGGCTAGTTGTGCCGTCAAGGTTATAAATGCGACCGAGTGAATACTTGCCGCCGACCTGCAAGCACATGTAACCGGACATGTCGACATAATCAGCACTGAAACCTTTGCCGCTTTCGTCGGTTATGCGCTGAACGATAGGATCGGAAACATCGAACTCGCCATCGTTTCCGAGGATTCCGCAAACTTCATCTTCGCCGAAAATACCCATATAGACAGAAGATCCACCAGTGCCGCCAGCGTCTACGGTCAAGCCGTTGTACAGGTTGACGAGGTCAACAAGTCCATCGGGTCCGTCTGAATCGTAGCTTGTGCCGCGAATCAGCGAATATTCAGCTTTTACGAGGGAAGCTCGCAGGGATTTCATAGTTTCCTTGTTGAGGTATGCGCCGCGACCTTTTTTATATCCCTTGCCGAGCATTACATCACGATAGAAAGAGCCATCGAGATATTTCAGATCGGCTGTTACGGTCTTTTCTTCTCCGGCTGTATTCGATACACCGTTATTCAGTGTACGAAATGCGGCGGTTGGCGCAGTTGTTTCGACTGTCCATTTGTGCTGTGTGCCATTACTGGCAGGAAACCACGGCATCGCCTGAAACAACTGGGTTGGCTGAACAAGCTCTGAATATTCCCAGTCTGTCAGGTTCTTGTTATTCATGCGAATCAACCCCAAAAGGGCATTATCTGCATATGCGGTTCCGTCGGTGTAGTTACTCATTGATTAATCTCCTTATTTACTGCCGAAAAGCGGCTGTTTAGTTTTGATTGGTTTGCTTGGGGTTGCGGGCGTTGCGCCTGAGCTCTTGAGCTGTTTCAGTTCGCTGTTTTCGCTTTCGAGCTGTTCAATGCGCTTTTCAGCCGCAAACTTGAACGGGTCTTCGTGCTCGATTGCTTCAATAGCAATATCGGCACCGAATTTTGAGGAAAGTTCTTTCAGCGTTGCAGCGGAGAACTGTTTTTCCTCCTGGTTAGCTTCTTCCGGGGCGGGCTCCTGCTTATCGACCTCTTTATCCTGTTCGGGAGCTTCTACGGCCGGTTTATCTTTTTCGGCCTCTGCATCAGGATTTTCTACAGCCGGGGCGGGTTCTTTTTTTTCTGCTTCGTCACTCATAGCTTTAACTCCTTGTAGTTCTTTTTGTTCAAGTAATGAGATTTCTATTTCTTCTGAATTTTCGCTGAATTGGGTGGATGTGTTCATGTCGGAACCGTGCGGACATATTGCAACGCCGCGCAATGGCCATTCTCTAATTATTGTTCCGGGACCTTCAAATTGATACCCATTGACTTCTGCGGAATATCCAACCGGAACTTCTTCAATAACAATACCTTCACCGTTGAAATCAATTGATGCCTCATAAGGGACGCCAAGTTTTGCCTTGTGAATCACTTCAGAGGCGCGGTCTTTTTCCTTGAATGGGATAATTGCACCTGACAAATGAAGGCCATCAGACATAACCTCATGCTTGTTGACATAACCAAGTATCTCGTCTGGGTTGTGCCGATAATCAACAGGTATCCTGTCTTTGTTCAACTTCATTCCAGACATATCGTGTATTAATTTTCCCCAGTAAGGGTGTGTGATTGGCTGTGAGGTTCGCGCGAGCATTTTAACCGGTGCTGTCTTTGCATTATCGCCATTGTCGCCCAATTCCAGCTCTACCAGCGAGGAGCATTTCAGGGCGTTAGTTGGTACTTTCTTGTTCATTTGTGCCTCCGTTTAATGGTTGCCCGTTGATTGTGAAATAGCGGATTGGAGTTTTGTTGACATATCTGATCGCCTGCGCCTGATTGCGGGCTGAATCATAAAAGTCAGTTCCGCGCCGTCTGTGCTCTGTCGGCAGGTCAGAAAGTCCGCCTGCTATACGTTTGAGAGCTGCGTCTACTTCTTTGCCCTCGTCAAGATATATTTCTGCCTGCGGAACCCATTCGAACGGAATAGTATCGATACTGAAATTTTCGGGAACCTTCAACCGGTATTTTTTTATTAGGTGCGGAATTACCCATTCGGCTATTTCTGTTAATGCCGCTTTGCATTTACGGCGAAACGGCGCAATTGATATTCTAAACTCTGCTCTATCCTGCCGCATGGTCGAATATGATGTACCGGAAGAATCAAAGAATGTGAACGGAACAAAAAAGCTCAACATTCCCTTACGGAGCATCAATTGTGAATACTCTTTGTATTCCTGAGACGGTGTTTTTGACTCGAACATATCTATCTTATCACCGGGTTCAAGCTCAAGCTTTAGCCCTGCGTCCAGCTCGAAATCATAACGCGGGCCGGATTGCATTTCTGACTCTTCTGCATCAGCCGTATCGTCTCCGTCCGTGTCATATACATGTGATTCGTTATAGCCTGATTCCTCCGCATCAGAGTATATAGCTATTCCGTGCATTGCATGTTTCTTGCATTTAATCAACTGCGCTTCGTCTATTTCCTTGATATCCTGGAATATATTCACGGCAGAAGCAAAAGGAGAAACACCTCGCCGCTGATCAAATCTAAAGAAATTCCCATCAAAGATAATGTCTTCGGCGTTGTAGAGCTGATCAAAAACGAACGAGGTATTTTGTTTTTCTGAGCGCCGGCAAACTACGTACTGCATAACTCTGCCGTACTTGTCAACAATCAACCCATCATCAACGCCGGACTTAGACAATTCTTTTACTATGTCAGGGATGTTTGAATCACCTTCGTTGATAAGGTTTTTGTTTGTTATTCGGTCTGATTCAATGCCCTGTAATTGATAACCGGAAAGCTTGACAAGCATGGAATCGCCATCAAGCGCAATTCCGCTTCCCCAGCATCGTATCATACTTTGCAGGTCGTCTCGACCGGTAATATCGCAATTCCGCTTTCTGCTCCAGCGCTCCATGGCGCGTTCAAGTCCCGTGTCAAATTCCGCATTTCCGGTATTACTCTGGAAGTGAAAAGTTGTTGTATGATCAAGAAATTTGTTGTATGTCCATGCGGCGGCAGGGTCATTGCGGACAAGATCATAAATAGTTGCCTGCAATTTTTTAGCATCGGCTTTTTTTAGTACTTTGCCCTCGGCCCTTTTTGCGACAGTAGGAGCCCGGCGGCGGCCTTTGTTTGATACAGCATCATAATTGAATTGACGCGATCTACTGGATATCGCCAGTGTGTTATTGGGTGAATCCTTAACTGTCAGGTTGGTAGTCATTGTGAAAAAGCTCCCCCAAATTTAGCCACTGATACGCGCGGACGTTTGCCGCTTGTCATGGAATATTGATTTCTTAAATATTTCTCGCGCTCTTGAAGTGCGGGGAGCGAGGAACGGCGAAAAGTATTACCGTCTATGGTGTATGATTCAACGCCCGATAATAGTACGGATATAGCATTTTGAACTTCTTCAAGTTGTTGTTCTGTTGTTTTTATCGCCATTTTAGCTCCTTTAAACAAAAAAGAGCAAAGCCCGTTAAGGCCTTGCTCTTTCCATGGTAAAAACCTACTGTAATTTTACATCAATACTTTCAATAATTCAATCAGTGTACATAATAACATTTATACAGTGTATAAAATTTCTTAAAATTTGAGGGTAACGATAAACGGCATTTCGCACTTTCCGCAAATCATTCTGCGGTTGCCATTGGGGTATGTATTGGTTATTTTGCCGTGTTTTCTGTCGGTATATCCGCAATGTGGACAGCGAATACCGCGATCAACAGCAACCTTGTTGGTTGTGTATTGTCTCTTTGGGCGTTGTGCCGGGCTTTCTTCCGGCATATCAAAACCATTAAGAAGCTTAAACAGCTCTTTTTTTGTGGCATTGAACTTAAACTTAATCCCGGCTTTGCGGCAATTCTTCATAAGGTCTTGTCTTGTCATGTCTTTTAGCTCCTGTTTAGTGTTTAGCCATTCAGCGGCATAATCTTTCCATGATATTTTTTGATTACGGCGGATTTGCTCCGCAACCTGTTCTATTGCTGGAGATATTTGATTCAACATGCGTAATACAAGGGTATTTTTGCAGTCCCGGTTATTGTGAAGCCAGCCACGCAGATCATGGCGCTGTGTTTGCGGCATGGGCAGAATCTCAAGCATTGCAAGCCTGTTCACCCATACGCCAGCTATCTGTTCCGGAGTTGGCGTGTATTGCAATTGTGTTTGTGCCCTGTACAGGTGAGCACATTCAACGTCTACAAGGTTAACCGAGCCGCCAAGCAGTCGCGCAAGGATTGAGATGCTTTCTTCATCGCACCCCCATCCAAGGCCGATACGCCAAGGCTCGCCAGCGTCTGAATAAGTGAGCGTATCAAATGCATAGCATGCGCCCATTACCGCGCCTATTTCACCGGGCTTGTTGCTGTTTCTCCACTTTGCGCTTATTGCTGAATACTGCCCGCGCTCGACCTGTTTGTAAAAAAGATCAGCTCCACCGTATGGCGAATCATCAAACGAATATGCGCTGTTGTGATGGCATTTCGCGCAATTAACCGACCCGGGATTATCAGCAGTGAACTCCGCAAGGACATCAAGCGCGCCCGGCTTGAACCGCATATGCGCATCGGTAATTATAACATTCCGGTGTGCACTTTTTTTAATTCCCTCATGCCTGCAACGCATCGGGCCTTGTCGCTTTTTGTCAGAGATCACGATTATTTCTCCGACATTTTTTTGAGTTGCTTTGATATTTTCGATAGTTCCGGCCAAATCAGGCTCGTTCAGCTCTGCAATTACTACTGAGTATTTCACTTAAAACCCCCATTTTTCCCATATTTTTTTATGTTCGCCCCATCCTTTGAGATTATCAAAGTATTCCATTTCTCCGTTATCCGTCCAATCTCCGGAGTTCATACCGTTGCGGATATCAAGCGAAGCGGTATTTGTGCGGCAGGTGCAAGATGGAAAGTATGGACTGCATGGCTCGTAGCAAGAAAAGTTATAGTCTGCTATTTCTTTTAATTTTAGCATTACAGCTCTTTTCATTGTAAGCGCATCGCCGAAAGCTTGGTGCAGGCACACTCCGCAGCGTGAATACATGTCAAAATATCCACGTTCAGAAATATATACCACCTCAAGATTGTAATTGACGTGTCTATATTTTGGCTTCAGGTTAAAATGTTCTTCGGTGTAAATGATATCATCCTCCACCAGGTAAACTTCATCGTCGTCAGGTATTCCGCGCAGCCCGGCATTAATGCGCGTGAATAAATCCAGCGGCAACCCACACGGCTCAAGGATTATATTCACATCCGCCGCGGGGCACGGCTCCGGAGCAATAGCAATCAGTTCGCCTCCAAGCCTGTGAGCTATTTCCCTGTTTCTTTCCTGAAGCTTAAAAATAGCTTCCTTGGGTTTTGAAAACACCGTGTATGTGATTAGGTGCTTCATGGTTGCCTCCTTTTGTTATCGGTTGAAATTTTGAACATGGGCTCGCCTCCTTTTCTTTTTCGTTGATCTTTTTATTTTAACTCCGTCGAGTTCAGCGCCTGAGATATTGGCCAGCACGTAGCACATTGTAAGAGCATCGCCAAGGTCGTTTTTTCCAATTGTGCGCCAGTCGTAAATATATTCTCCGTGTCGTTCATAGTAATCAATCAGGCGATCAGCACATATCTGCTCTGATATTTCGCGGTGATTAGTTCTGTCGTTGCCGTAAAATGAACATGACCCCGGAGCGCCCGGAGAACGTAAAAAAGATTTCTGCATTGTCATGTGCCAGAAGTAAGAATCGAACGGAACATCGTGAATGCCTCGATCTGAAGCCCTAACATGACAGCGGGTTTTTACTGAGCCGATAAGGCGCTTATCGTTATGGCGCGGCTCTTTGTATTGCTTGTTTGACATTCCGCGAAGCGCAACAATCCTAAAAGGGTAACTATTGCCGAATTGAGCAATAAACTTATAGACGGAATCAGTGAAGCGATTGCCGTCAATGCCAAGTATAGACAAGTCCTTAATACTGCTACTAACCCAATCGGTGTAATTCTTAAGAGCCTCGTATATTGCGGCCTCCTCGGACATATTCCAAGAGTTATCATATATCACATCGCCTTTAGGCCATATTCCATAATCGGCAACGAATCCGGCATAATCATTTCTAAAATTTATATGCGTCCAGCTAAGGCCGTAATAGTTGATATCCGTTGCCAGTATTTTAAAGTGTGCGTCTTTTGCGATCTCATGTTTTTTTAGTCCGTTTTTGCGCGACATAAGCAGGCTTGATGTTATGCTGTAAATATTTGGATTTTCTTTAATCGGGTCGTTTTGATATTCAGAGAAAAATGCCATTTCGCCGACATCGGCAAGCAGGTTATAAGCTGTTTGCAATGCTGAAATATCGCCCTCGTTGACTCTCTTTTCCCATCCTATAACAGCACCCTTGTCCATTGCTTCGCGATTTGCAAGATAGAAATCATTGCATATTTTTTGCTTTTCAAGCTCAGCAAGGTCTTTATTGTCCTTGCGTAACGCTATATATTCGCGCCAAAGCTTATCGTGTTGTTCCGGCAAAGCATAAATCAATTTTGCTTTTTTGCTGCGCCATTTTTTCAGAAAACGATCTGCTAGGTCATCTTCAGCTATAATTGTGCAGGTCATAATACCGGCAAGTTTTTTCCCAATCCCGGCCAGCCCAAGAACATCCGCTTGAATGAGTTCTTCGCGGTCTGCGGTCTGCGTCGGGCTTTTGGCGCTTTCTTTCGTTTGAGGGTCGTCAAGAAAAACAAAATCAGGGCGCAACGTTTCGCCCTGCGCTGTTGTCTGCTGAAGTCCACGAATACCACCGGTAAGCCCTCGCGCCTCAATCACCGATTGTGCGCCGCGTTCTAAATATTCTTCATTCTTTTCAAAATTAGGGAACACCAAGAGGCTTGACTTCCAAGTTATTTTAGTAAGCTTTCCGTCAGCAACTTGACCGGCGGCTCTCTGCGTCTGACCTTCAAGCGCTCGGATATAATGGCATATTTCAGGGAATACTGCAAGAAGCTTTTCGTTGAACTCAAAAGTGGCTTTGATTGCGGAGATTAGTTTTTCAGCATCGCCTTGAGTTGAGGCAATCGGGACAATATAGCGACGGTGCCCATAACATATCGCCCAGATTATAGCGCCTCTGGCTATGGTGGTTTTTCCTGATCCGCGCGGCATAGCATAGGCGAATTGCCCGCCGTGCAAAATACCATCCTGAATTATATCAATTGCTTCAAGGTGATCAGGGGAAAACTCAAGGTAAAATTGTTCTGGAAAATAATATTGAAGAAATCCGCGAAGGTCAAACTCAAACTTTTTCTTTATTTCAAGTTCTGTGGTGTGTTCATGAAGTCCGACATCTCGACCGGCAGCTCGTATCTTTCGCATCAGCGAAGCATGTTTTTTGTTGTACTGTTGGCGGTCTGTTGTCATGGTAACTCACGCACTATTTTTTCACGACTTCGTCGATGTGAACTTATTCCCCTCTCTGGGCTCAAAAGAACCTATAGGGGGATACTTCACTATAGCACGTATCGGAATTTATACAACCAATAATTCTATCAACTCGAACAAGATATAGTATGAGAGTATAAAGAGAATGGAATTAAAACACAAGATATATTATTATTTATATATATTATATATATTTATATATTATTATATATTATATTATAACCCCTTGAGATAAGATAGAACCTGCTTTGTCTTATCCGGGTCATCAGTAAGCGCTGATACAATCTCCTGAATATTCCTCAAGTGTTCATCTTCTTTTAGTTCGCCATCATACTTGAGCTTTCCGGCTGTCAGGATATCAGCGATAGCCTTTGACACTGCCTCTCTTTTGGGAGATGTCGCGAACCTTGCATATACTGGAGTTGCTCCGGTTGACTTCTGCCCTAAGATATTGGCGATCATGTGAAGCGATACGTTATTGTTTGCCATCCAGCTTGCTAAGGTGCGGCGCAAGTCATGCATCCTGAGATTGTCTATTTTGGCGCGCTTGAGGAGATTGCGCCATGCGGTTTTCGGCTCTTTGTAATAGCCGTCTTTACTTAGCGGAGAATAGAATACATAGTCGGTTTTAATGCCTTTGGCTTGCTGGTCTTTTTTTCTGCGGTTGAGAATATCAATTACAACATCATCAAGCACGGTTACATCTTCTTCATTGTTCTTGGTTTTATCGCCTGATATTGTCCATAGCTTGCTTGTGAAGTCTATTTCGCTCCACTGCATAGACTGGACATTGCCACGGCGCTTGGAGGTGAATAGGGCAACCTGGACAAAGTCTTTAAAGTCCTCGCTGTCGCTCTGCCTGAGTGCGTCAAAGAACTGTTGTACTTCGCCTTGCGTTATGAATCGGGAGCGGGATTTTTCGGGGAACATCTCAATGTGTGATGCGGGGTTTTTGGGTATATCGTAGTCACGCTTGATCAGGAGGTTGATTGCGGCTCTCAAGGCGGCTAGAGTCCTGTTTGCGGCAACTATGCCGGATTTATCCTTGATTGCATGGTGTAGCTTTATTATGTCGTTCTTGGCTATTTCGTTGACCGGGCGGGAAAGTAGGCGAATAGGAACATTATTTGCTATTCTATTTCTGGTTTTTCTTACGTCTTCTGTTTCGCCTTTCTTGACCACTCTATCATCAATATACAACTCTATCGTTCTCTTTAGGGTTATATCTTTATCTGTTTTGCATGTTGGGTCAATGCCATTCACAAGATCAGTCACGTGGGCGTTGCATATTCTTTTTGCTTCAACAAGTGAAAGCTCGTGACAACCGGCAATCTTAATATATTTAGGCTTGCCCCTGAAATGCCTGATGCAGTAGTAAGATTTGCCGCCTGCCTTGGTAACTATTACATGAAGATATCTATCAGCTGAATCCTGATACACTTCACGTGATTTAGTTGCTGGTGGCAATGCTTCGATAACTGTTTTTGTAAGTTTTATTTTCTGCATCTTATCTTACTCTGTCTTAGTTTCATCTTACGCTAGATATGATAAATATGCACTCTGTATCACACATATGCAATAGACTAAGCAGAAATTTGAGCAAAAAAATGGTGGATCCGGCAGGACTCGAACCTGCGACCCGGAGATTATGAGTCACCTGCTCTAACCAACTGAGCTACGGATCCACACTTCCTTGAAGCAGGTATACATATACACATTATAGAAAAAA